CCACCATTTAACGGGTTAGGCAGCTGTCCAACGCTGCCGCAGCCGTTTACCTCTTTGATCCGCTCGGAATGACCCACTTGAATCTTGTGGGATCCCACCATTCCTGCGGCCACGCCACCAAACGACGTAAGAATAGTTGTCATGTTTCTCTGACAATTCCTCCACGTCTTTGGCACGGACGTCAATACTCGACACCTCATCACGTTGATACGCGATGTGTGTCCCACGACCACGTCGTGGTTGACCATTCTTATCTAGGAAGTTTCGACTAGGTAAGTGACGGTTACGAGTATTGTCGGAAAAGATAGCACACGACATATCTCGGTCGGTTGTAAATAAGACCGGGTTACGTGTACCCTGCTTTCTGATTTTGGAAGCTCCTTTCAAGGGGCAATACAAGATGTAGTTAATCAAGTATCTCCTCAAACTGAGGTATCCATAATCATAGGCGAGGTTGGCAGCGTCGATCATGCTGCTGATGCTATCGGCTCCCACCTTCCCGTCAAACCATTTAGTCTTCAAAACGAATGGAGTTACGTCAAATCCGTTGAGGTAATGCTTTCCGCATGATTCGCGGTAGGCACTCTCACCGAGATAAGATTTTCCTTCATTCACCTCGAAGCCTAACATGGTAAGTGCGTGTATGACGCTTGATGTTATCTTAGAATCACAGATAATATCGTCGCCATATATATAGAAGGGATGAAAAGCAGGGTCCCAATGTCGAGTCGCGGCGCCAAAACACACTTGGTAATGTGCCTTAACGTTGAACTCTGTTATGGATTCTGTCCTAACATCCCGATCATGGAGGTTGGCAATTGCTGTGGCAATAACCACAGCACCGTAGACTGCACACTGTGTAGGAAAACAGAGTGCACTACCCATTGGTGCAAACTTGTTTACTTGCAAGATTGTACCATCAGGTAGTTCTACAGCCCGTGACCTTGTGCCAAGTAACCACTTGAGCACAGTGGGAGGGAAGATGCGTTTGACTAGGTCTAAAGAGACCGAATCAGACGCCGACGATAAATCAATGGTGTCAACACGGCCGGAGATGGATCCGTGCCAACATGCCCGTTGATTTACCGTCTGATCTTCTATAAAGACGTGTTTTCGTAGAAGACTCGTCTCTATATGATCTTCAAACCATAGGCGTACACACTGTTGTGCGTACTGGTAGCCGATAGGTTCCATGCAAATGGACCTTGTCTTCTTCCAATCCTTAGGTACGAAGGTCAACCTAGAAGTTGCCTGCCTCACTCCTCCAGGAGGTGGAGGTACGCCATATGGATAGACGTCGTGCTTGTCCCAGAAAAGAAGGTTGATTTTAGGATCAACCCCTTCACGGTAGAGCTCTTCGTTTTTCCTGGCAATACCCCATATTTGACGTTCTGCAACCGCTCCGGAACCATGTTTCGGATAGGGAACAGAAGCCTGAAAGTCAGAGAAGATCGCCCACATTACGTGAGCAATATTCCTAACTAACTGGTTGTCAAAGTCAACTCCTCCTATACGAGCTTCGACCTCGTGCCATGAGCGTAAGGCTCTGGTATCGAGATCTGCATCCACAAAAGCCATTTTCTTTCCAAAAGAGAGAAATGACATCAGGAATGCAAAGGCTCGGATACTGCCTGTTCTGGTGAAGATCAGGTACTCCCGAAAAACCGGAGTATCTGAAAATTCATTAATGAAGGAATCAATTATGATACCCCCATTACCATCAAGCCTCACTGAGTTAGAGAGGTCTGATGCCAGTTGGGCAAAAAGACGTATCGTCGTCCTCGTGTCGTTCTCAAGTCTTTTGCAAAACTTGTGAATGACATGATTAGGCTTTACGTCAAAGGGAGAGTCACCAAGGAGGGAACACCACGCCCCGCAAGTGAAGGAGAGAACTGCTTTATTCTCCTCCACTAAACGGGAGTGGTCAGGCAGGAATGGACCACTGAAGGTGTAGTGGAACATCCCTTGCCTAGAGGGTATGGAGGCCCTCTGAAAGAACATTACGAAGGGGAGTCACTGAGATCAGAGAAATCGATCTCTGTCACACCAGCAGCAAGAGCTGCGGTGAAAGTTTCATCCTTCGAAGTCCACGCTTCAGTTACCGGAGTAGCTTCAAGGGGCATAATGAACCCCAGAGCATTCTCCAGCATGGCAACCGCATAGTTGGCTGCCAGGGCGGCGCCATAAGGCCCGCTAACTGCAATTGTGAACGTATGTTCTTTCCAGTGTATGAACGAATCATCGTCAGTAATTTTGCACCAAGTGCTTAACTTGACGCTGATGTTCTGACGACCATCGAAACCCGTAGCGGGCTTGTTATACACGCCCACACGGAGAGTGATCGGTTTTTCCGGGTCGGCCGACGTATTGGTATACGTAGACTCAACCTGGTCACCTTTCTTCTCAGTCCCTACAAGAACCCAACTGGAATATTCCGGTCGGCAGTAAGGTTTGGACTCGATGTTGGTTCGTTGTGCACCATAAACTTCATAGCTTGACATTTTAACACTCCTTTCGAGCAATTAAGATTCGAGGGGAGCTCTGATAGTTTCAGAGTGGACTCTCCTCTCTGTCAAGTTCCTAGTTTCCACACTAGGGATCCCGTCGTCACCCAGTTTGGGGTAGACGGCATCAAGACGGGGAGGGACGTGGCACCGAAAGTCGGCAATCTGCGAGATACAAATCGCACATACTTCCGATAACCGGCCCCATAGTCATCGTTCACCGTAACGCCATGATCAGAAAGGAACTCGTTGTCGAATTTGCTATCGATAGTAAGACTATTGACAGCATATTTAACGTCGAATGCCATAAATCTCATGGTATCCTCCACGATGTCAAGCGAATCACCAGTGGGGAATGCAGAATCCATCAAGAAGGAAAATGGGATAAGATCCCACATCCGAGATGGAGTCGGCAGTAAACCAATGGTGTCCGCCTTAACAACATGTTGTAGCAACGTGTCTTCCGCAAAGATGACACGGAGCTTACAACGGGCGGTGATAGTGGCCTCAGGCAATATTGGGTAATCCGATGGTACCACAAACGTGTACTTACCGTACACGGTGTGGGGACCAAAGGCTTCCCCGCCAAATACCCGAGAACGTAATTTCGAGGCCTTTTGGGCGACATCTTGAGCATCAGAAACAGTCGGCGCAATGCCGAAGGAGTACAATAGTGCTCCGTCTGCTAAGATATCAAGAACGCTTACTAAGGTCCCGGCCTTACGACTGAAACGTGACAACAATGTCTTTGAAAACTCACCGATGTCTAAAGTACCGAACAGACTCTCGTACTCTGATAGAGTTTCGAGATAGTTCGATTCTAAAGCACTAAAGTGAGTATCATACGCGTCGTTTACCGCCATAAATAACAGCGGCATGCATTCGCGTATAAGGACATCAGAATCTCGACAGAAACCCAGAAAGGTTCCGGGTGACTGTGAAACATAACGAGATTCATTATGGGAGTAACCCAATAACTGCGGGACTATAGGACTATACGGACGCGACGTAACGTGCGCCGTAAGGTCTTCGGTCCAGCTTGAATACCGTGACATCGATGACATGTCAGTCTCCATGGTTGTATTATGACCATGGTTCGTGATAAACGAATCAATGTCTTCATTGTACTCGTCGTTTCCACCTACAGGCGTATGCCAGTAGGCAGATTCAGCACGCGTTTCAAGCGTGCAATCGAAGGTGACAATGTCCGAGCAAGCTAAGGTATAATCCTCAGGCAAACTCACGGTATTGGTGGTATAGCTCAAACTGATCTTCACAGACCAGCTATTGATATACCTCCGGTTACTAGCATAGTTGTCGTGCTGAACGTAGTAATGGTAGAAGATGACCAAAGAATTATCACTAAGGTCATAATCAAAGTTCCGATAACGACGTGAGAATTCCCCGTCATTATCGAAATTTCCGCTATCTACGTTCGCCGCAATATCTGGGATGCCATGGGTAATCGACCCAACGGCATTACCTTCGAAACTACCCGAAGGTTCCCAGTACAGCGGTTTTACACTGCGAACAAAGATATCACTGTATAGCAGCTCGTCGAAACCATTGTAGACGTCGAAAGGATGTCTATAGTGATTCGCATAGCCACTACTGAGCACAGATCCGCGAGGACAACAATGATAGACTGAGTTCTCTCCAGAAATTGAAGAGATCTTTCTCAGTTTTTCAAAGTTGAAATCTGCTTGGATAAGTGCGGAAAGATCTTCGACTGGATTCGAGGACTTGAACAAGGTATGAATCTTGTCAAACCCGTCTCTTCCCTCGATAATCTTTCCATGATATTCTACTGTACCGCCGTAGATGCCTCGAGGCTCTATGTTAATGATAGGACCGAGATTAAACGGTTCTGTCAAATATTCCAAAGAGGACAAATAGTCCATCAAGGAACATTCATAGGGCCTCTCGCCAGCTACATAGGTGAAGTCGACTGAGGACCCGTTCAAAGGATTAGGTGGTAGAAGACCACCGATCCTGAGAGCATATGGGTCTTCAAAGACTTCTCGCAACATTTCAGTTACCTCCTTTAAGGTGATTTTCTGACAAGG